GGGCCGGGTCGGCCCATCCGTTTGCAGCGCACTCTGCGCGCAGCGTGTTGATCTCGGCGTTGTAGTAGCCAACAGTCTTTGCGCGCACCGAGGCGGTGCCGTCTTCGTTAACCCACACGGCGTCTTGTTCGCTTTCTTGCAGGCGGGCAAGCAGGCTCAGGATGTACTGCACGCGGTTGGCAATCTCGGTTTGGCGGGTGGTGGTCATGTCGTTTGCTCCGGTTGGTGTGTCGATGTAGTTACTGTAGCACAGCAACTGCCAGCGTCAACAACTATTTTGTAACACGCAAACATGGTCACGCTTCGGCACCAGCGCCCTAACCCCTCGCTCAACCGGACCGCCTGACGGCGGCCCGGTTAGCTCAAACGTTATGCAGCACCAGCACGCGCCAGCACTGCCTCGGCATTCTTCTCGGCGTCGCTCTTTGGCTGGCCTGGCAGCCTCAAGCGTGCACACTGCTGCGTCAGCCGGCCCAGCGCGGCGAGCAAGTCGGGCGCGGCAGCAACCAAACGCGCATTCGCTTGCAGGTTCACAAGGCCCGTCAGCTTCTTGCACTCGGCAATTACTGCGCCGTTCTCTGCCCGCACCTCGCTGAACTTCTTGAAATTCACGTTCCAAGGTCCGGGCGTGTGCTGCATAACTGTCGGTTCAACCGGACCCGTCACGGCGGGCGGCATTTGCTCGTTCATCGTTGCTCCTGTAGCGCCGTGTCGGGCGCGGTTAACCTAGCGTTAGGCGTCTCTGCATGCTTCCAGGGTTGGTTAAACAGCCGCCTGCTGTAGTCGGGCAGCTTCACCTTGTCCACCGTGGTCGCCATGTCGCTGCGCTCGCACTCTCGCGCGCACCACTTGTTCATGCCGTCCGGGCTGCGCGGCTTGCCACACCCGCCCTCGTAGGTGCCTGGAAATGTCGGCGCTTCGCCGGTTTCGCCATCCGCAAGGTATGCCACGTCATCAGGGTCGGCGCTCAGTTCCACCTTCGGCCGCTGGCTGATGCCCCACGCCTTGCCGCAGTTGCCATCACAGGCCAGCACCATTGCGCGGCCCATCCACTGAATCGTTTTGGTTCGCATCGTCCTTCTCGCTTCTCAACCAAGACGCCTAACACTTCGCTCAAGTCCGAGGCCGCAGGCGGCCCGGCTTAGCTCAAGCGTTAGGCGTCACAGGCACCACCATCTCGGCGCACACAGCGCTGACTGCCTCGCTTGCGAGGTGGCAGGCGTTGCCAGGGCAGATGTCGATCTTTCGCATTTCGCGCAGCAGAAAGTCTCTGTGCTCTGTCAGCATGGCAATTTCTTTGCGCATCCTGCCGCCGTGATTGACGGCTGTATCGCGCATCCTGCACAGGCTTTCAATCTGCTTTGCCGCGTCAGCCATCGCAAGACCAGCTTCCTCGCACTCGCTGATGCCGCGTGACAGTGGGTGCGATTGAAAATCACTGGCCAGCCTCCGTAGGCGTGGAAGCAGCTCATGGCGCGGCGTCAGCGCGTGAAGCTCTGGCGGCGTCGTCAGCGCAATCTCTGAAAGGGTAGCGCCACGGCCCTTTGCCCACACTTCGGCCAGCGGCTTGTATCCGGTGTGCATCGTCTCGCCATTCGGTAGCGACACGCGATAAATTGTTTCTGTCAGAATCATGCTTACCTTTCGTTGAAGTGACGCCTAACCAGCAAATCAAGCTGACCGCCTACGGCGGCAGCTTATTTGCAACGTTAGACGCGCTCATGCTGCCGCCTTATCAACGATTACCCCGCGATCAGCGGCAACGCTGTGCAGGAAGTCTAGAAACTCGCTGAACTGCTTCTTGCCCATCTTCGATGTGCGCAGGCCCAGCATCACAACGCCACCGTCCAGCCCCATTGCCAGCCGCGCCTGCTCGCCACGGAAAGCCGCCGACAGAACATCCTTCCACTCTTCCGGCTCCATCTGCACCATGCGGCCATTCACGGGCCACAGAAGCTGCGAACTGAACTCTTGCAGCAGCGGCCAAAGGGCGGCGTTCTGGTCAAGGCTGCGCCCCGGCTCTTTCACTGTCACAACGTAGCCTGCGGGCGCGTTTGCGACGGCTTCCACAGCGCGGCGGCGGGCCAGGTCGTGCCCAAGAACGAATTTGCTACTCACGCGGCCTCCGAGAACTCCGGCCTGCCATCTTCGCGGGCCATGTCTTGCATCTGCTTCACGTACTTGTCTTCCAGTTCGCGCCGGGTGGCCCGCGTCATGTCGATGCACAGATCGTGCTGCATGTGGCACCCCATGTGCCCCGGGCGTGTGGCGCACAGCGGGAAAAGTTCTAGGTCGCTGTGCTTGGTGCCCATGCCGCCGCCGTTGCGGTGTGCTGCCTGCGAATAGCCCTCAATGCCGCAACCAAAGCAAGCCTTAGACGCCACGTAGCGGCGATATTGCTTGTTCTGGTAGCGCGGCGTTTTGGGGAACTTCACGCGGCCACCGTCGCCCGCTCTTGCGCCAGCTTGGCCTGCGCGGCCTGCTCTGCCTCTGACATGGCCTTAATGGCGGACCTAAGCGCCGAATGAGGCTTCAGGATCGACCACAGCGCCAACTTCTCTTCGCTGTCGGTGATGCCGCACACTTCGCCATACGCGCCAAGCTCATCGCCTTCGTTGAACAGTTGCAGCGCAGCGCGGGCAACGGCGCGCACGATCTTGGCTCGCTCTGGCGTCAGTCCGAAGTTGCGCGGCTGGTTTAGCGGGTCTTCGGCGTCGAACGTGATGCCTTCGCCAGCGCCCACGTTGAGGTGATGCACTGCCGCATCAAGTCGGTCAGACTTGGGCCATGTCTTGTAGGCGCGCTTAATCATGGTCTTCTTGACCATCTCGCCTTCATCCGTGACCCAAGGGCAGGTTTTGCTTTTGTCCTTCTCGTAGGCTTTCCACGCATCGCTGCGGTTTCGGATGGCAAACACTTCATCCGCAGTCATGGTGCCGGTGAGATAGTCACCGTCGCGGGTCTTCACCACAACATAGACCCCGATCAGTTCGCCCCGATCCCTGGTAAACGGGTTGCGGTCATGCGTTGGCGGCTGGTCGAATCCGTGCATCGTGAACTTGTCGGCGGCATACACCAGTTCGGCCTGGCCCCACATGATCGAGCCCGACTGGATAGCCAGATCGAGCAATCCCATGTAACTGATGACAAGGCAAATTGCACCCTTGCGCGGCACCAGATACGCCTGCTTCTTGGCCGGGTTCAGGCTGATCCCAATGGCCGCGATGTTGGTCACGGCATCGCGCACGCTCTGCGGGTTCTCGCGGGCGATCTTCAGCGCGTAGTCACTGGCGCACAGGGCCTGGATGGCGAACTCGGCTTCGCGGGCAAAGTTGATGCTCTTGTCAATGCACACGCTGTCAAAGGCGGGCGCGATTTCGTAAACCAGTTGGTCTACCTTGAAGACTGCGGGCGCGTTCATTGTTCGTCCTCGGGTTCGGTCTGTTCGGCTTGTTGCGCTTCCGCCTCTTGCTGCAAGCGGATGCTTGCGGGCGTGGGCCACGGCGGCAAGTCCAGCCAGTCGGCCAGGCTGTGCGTGATGTCTTGCAGCGTGCTCATACCAGCGCCACCAAAAGCCCAAGCACCACAACCAGCGCAGGCACGCCCAGCAGCGCAAGCCAGAACACAACCGCGTGTCTCGTCGGCATCGGTTGCCAGTCGTCGATCTCGCTGGCGGCGTGCGCTGCTTCGGGAATCCTGCCCTGCTGGTCGCAGCCCAGCGGGATGTACGGCCGGTGCTTGACCGGCTGGCCGATGGCAATTTCGTCGCTTGCAACTTCGGTGGCGGCCCAGCGGGCTTTGATGTGATCCATGCTCAAACTCCGTAAACGATCAGCAGGGCCAAAGCCGCGCCGATACCAGTTGCAAGGGCCAAGTCAAGCGCCGTGTCCAGCAGGCGCTGCGTGGTCGGGTTGCTGCGCTGTACGGCGCAGGCGTAGGTGAGCGCGTCCCATGCGGCCGAGTGCGTGCGACCGTGCTGGATGCGGCGGTGTGCGGGTAGGCTCATGCGGCCGCCTTCTTGCACTCACCGACGATGCGGCCACCAAACCGGCGCAGCGTCTCAGCATCAGCAGCGCGGCGCTTGTCGGCCAGCTTGTCGGCGTGCGCTTGGCACACAGCGGCAGACGATGCGCTGATGACTTCGCGGGCCAGCGTGGTCTGCGGCTCTGGTTGTCCAGCGGGTGCTGGCGCGAGGTACAGCACGGTGACGAGGTAGGCAATCACAGCGGCCACCACTTAATCCACACGAAGAACGGCGCGACGATCATAAGAAGGCGGCTCATCACACACGCTCCATCGCGCGGTTATGCGCAGCCACGCCCAGCGAGGTCAGCCCGCAGCGTTCCGGCTCTGCTGCAGGGGCTTCGTGTTCGCGCACGTTGTCCTCGAAGGCCAGCAGCGCATCGGTCAACGCATCGGCGGTGACTTCGGTTCCGGCGTGCGTGTCGGCCAGTTCCGTGGTGGCAGTGATCGCGTCAGCAATCAACTGGTGCGCGTGTTCGTAGCCGGTGCCGCGCAGTGCATCCAGTTCGCTGCACAGGTGGCGAATCGTGCGCTCGTGGGCTGCGGCGACTTCGTGCGCGGCGGTGTAGCCGTCTACGGTGTGCGCCTTGATGTTGGCGGTGATCAGGGTCTGGGCGTCGTGCATCTACTTGCTCCGTTGCGCCGAACCGTTCAGCGCATGACTGCATGATGCACACGCTGCCGCAGTCTGTCAACGGTGGTTGAATAAATATCTTGTAGGTGTTTTAACTAGGGTTGACTTGCCGCGGCCTTGTGTGCCATGATCGGCGCATGACAAAAACTGAAGCCGTTGCGCGGGCTGGCAACGCAAACAAGCTGGCCGCACTGCTGGGCATCAGCCCGCAAGCTGTCAGCAAGTGGCCCGAGACAATCCCTCCCCTGCGGCTGTATCAATTGCGCGAGAAGAAGCCGCGATGGTTCCGAAAGGCGCGGGCATGATCCCCATCCTCCTAGACGACACCAGCGGCTGCGAAGGCGTGCGCCTGCCCATCCAGGGCCGCGCTGCTGCTATCTGCATCGGCTGCAGCCGCTTCGGTGAGCCGAGCCCGCATATCGAGCCGATGGCAAAGCGCCTAAGCGGCGGCGAGTGGTTCTGCCCCAACCGCAGAAGCGCGGGCGAAGCGGAGCAGAAGGCATGAGCAACACCTACAGCCCCGCAGCCGACCTAACCGCCAAGCAAAAGCCAGCGGGCGCAGGCCACGGCGACCACCGAATCATGATGCTTTGCGGCCATAAGCCAGCCAGCAAGACCGGGGCAGTCTATCGGCGCGGCATCGGCTGGATTCGCTGCGCTGCGTGCAACACCGCAAAGGAGAAAGCATGAAAGCGACCCAAGGCGACAAGGTTATCCGCGCCCTGAAGCGCAAGCCTCTCACATACGCGGAAATGCTCGCCATCCCTGGCGGCGGTATCTGCCCGTGGAAGCGTGCGGCGGAGGCCATCGGCCAGTATCGGCACACCGGCTGGAAGATCGACATTGGGCGGCGCTGGGTCGAGGGGCATGAGTACCTGACGACCTGGCGCGTTGTGCGCAACAAAACCGCCGTTTAGTCTGTCCGTCAGCGCGCACAGTAAGCCGGAATAGCTTACAATAAGCACATGTACGCAAAACTCTTTACTTCTATCTACCAAGGCACGTTGCGCGGCAAGTCGCACCCGCTGCTCGTGTTTACCAACCTGATAGCGCACGCTGACGCCAAGGGTGAGGTTGACATGCACCCGCGAGCTATTGCGGAAGAGGTAGGCTTAACGCTGGATGAGGTAAAGGCCGCACTGCTTGAACTTGAAGCCCCAGACCTTGAGAGTCGCAGCCCAGACGAAGAGGGCCGCCGCATCATCCGGCTTGATGAGCACCGGGCGTGGGGCTGGCGGATCGTGAACTACCTCAAATATCGGTCCATCCGCAACGAGGACGACCGCAGAGAGCAGAATCGGTCAGCGCAAGAGAGATGGCGTGCGAAGAATAAGCCAGCGTCAGCCAAGGTCAGCCAACAAGCCGCACGTAAGCCGGAATCAGCCCAAGCAGAAGCAGAAGCAGAAGCAGAAGCAGAAATACCAAGCCTGCTATCGCAGGCTCCCGGTTTTCAGCCTACGGCCGAAAAGCCGTCCGCTCTGACTCTGGTTGATTCAAAGCCTAAGGGCTTGCCGGATTGCCCGCACGCCGAGGTGTTGGCGCTTTGGTCTGAAGTCTTGCCTGCTTTGCCGCAGCACAACCCGTCCTTGTGGCGTGGATCGCGGGCGGATCATTTGCGGGCAAGATGGCGCGAAACCGCGACGGAGAAGGGCTGGCAGTCGTCCGCTGATGGCCTTGCCTACTTTCGGCGCCTGTTTGCGTATGTCGGTCAATCCCCATTTTTGACTGGTAGATCAAGAGCTGTTGAGGGTCGCCCGCCATTTGTTGCGGAGCTGGCGTGGCTGGTGATGCCGCAGAACTGGGCGAAGACCATTGAAGGCAAATACCACACGGAGGCCGCATGAAGCGCACCGGATTTGATGAACGACGCGACCAGCAGATCGCTGGTGATTACCTAGGCTCTCACATGGCCTGCAATTCTTGCGGGGCAATGACCGACAAGGAGACGCTCACAAACTACGGCGCTCGATGCGGCCGGTGTTTTCAGGGCTATCTGCTGCAAGGCCAGCCGGTTCGCCGTTTGACGCCTGATGAGCGCCGCGCAGTTGTCGCCCGTGTTCGGCAGGCGCTGGGCCGCATGGCTGGCGGAATCAGTGTCGGTCACGCGGCCGGTGTTGCTGCTCGCCTGCGGACTCTGCAAGGGTCAGGAATGCGCTTGACTGATTCGCAGAAGTGGGTTTTGAATTGCTGCGAGGAGAAGTCGGCATGAAAAAAGCAGACGCAAAAGCCCGCCTGACGGTAGCCGAGTCAAACCGCCGCCGCGCCGAAGAACAGGCCGCGCATCACTGCCAGATGGTGCGCGAACTGGTGCTAGCCAGCGGGATGAATGGCGTGAAGATGGGCGAGCTTGCTGCCCGGCTGAGCTTTAGCGAAACGACGGTACGCAAGTACCTCATGCGGATGCGGGCAGACGGCATTGTCGAGCGCACCCACGAGGGCGGGCAGTCCTGCCGGTGGGGCTCCCCGGGCATTTATGCGGCCTTTGCTGGCGAGCGAGAGCGGGCCAGGCAGGCAACGCGAGAGCGCAACCGGAAGCGCAGGCTCGCACAAGCTGACGCATCGGCCGCTGAAGAATGGGCAGAGCGCCCGGCGCTGCGGGTGATCGTGCGTGCGTGTGATGCGCCGCCGCTGCGCCCGGCAGGCCCGGCAAGCGTGTGGGGGCTTGCGGCATGACCACACACACCAAGCTATCGCACGTCATCACGCTTCTGCGCAAAGGCCCGCACACCGTGGACGACATGGCGGCCATCGTTGAGTACCACTCCGATGGGGTGCGGCGCTTCCTGAAGGCGCTGGACAAGGCCGGGCATGTGAGGCCGCGAGGGGTCAAAGATTGGGGGCAGCAGGGATCGAAGCCAACGCTGTGGGAGTGGGTGCAGTGAGCGCAACGCAGGTTCTATGCGTGCTGGTGCCTGTACGCATCGAGAGCGAGGCCAACAGGCGCGAGCACTGGCGTTCTGCGGCTTCGCGCAAGGCGGAACACCGAAGCCAAGCGCGAATGGCTTTGGCTTGGTCGCTGACCAAGGTTTACCCGCCATGCACCATCACCCTGACCCGCATAGCTCCACGCGATCTGGACGATGACAACCTAGCGTCAGGCTTCAAAGCCTTCCGGGATGGCGTGGCCGACTGGCTGGGCATAGACGACGGCGACAAGCGGCTTACTTGGCGCTATGAGCAAAGGCGCGGTAAGCCACGGGAATACGCGGCAGAGGTCAAGATAGAAAGCGAGTTCACTTGAAGCGCGCCCCCATCGACTTCCACGCAGTCCCCCCGCATCAGGACCGGATGCACGAGCGGTTGCTGAATTGGGCGCGCTGGTGTCACGGTAGCCCACGGGTCAACGTCAGTGCCATGTTCAGGCTGTACCGCAGCCGGGAAGACGGCCAGGCCCTGCCAGAATCGCGGGACGCCATAGACACGCTGGACGGCCACAAGGTAGAGCGCGGGGTAACGGCGCTGCCGACACAGCACAGGATGGCGCTACAGTGGTTCTACGTGGCACCATCGACGCCGATCAAGGCATGCAGGGTGATCGCATGCACGCCGATGGAGTTGGCGGGGTTTGTGGACGACGGGCGGCAGATGCTGATGAACCGGGGCGTCTAACGATCGAACTCAGCCGGCACCAGCGGCTGCACAGGAGCATGAAGATGAGCAATTTTGACCAGCCGTTGGGGCTCGGTTGCAGTGAGGGGTTAGGCGCGGCGGTCCCGAAGCGCGACAGACTTGCCCTGTGGGGAAACTTGCTGATGGCGCACACCTGGGGCGCGGCCTGCTGGGTTAGGCCTGGATGGGTGCCGGCCGCTTTGGCGCTGGTGTCGATCCTGATTGCCGGGCTGATCCTGTACGAAGACCAGATCACGAAGGCTCTTGAACTGCGGGCCGAGCGTGAGAGCGCCTAACGTTCGAGCTAACTTGCCGCCGTAGGCGGTCAAGTTGAGCGAGGGGTTAGGGCGCTGGTGGACAAACGAGAAGGACGACGCATGACAGAGAAGGTAGTGATTGGCAACGCAACGCTGTACCGGGGCGACTGCATGGACGTGCTGCAAAGCCTGACCGACACCGTGGACGCGCTGATTACCGACCCGCCCTACAGCAGCGGCGGCATGGTGCGCGGCGACCGGGCCATGCAGACCACAGCAGCCAAGTACGTGCAGAGCGGCAACGCACTGGACGCGGAGCAGAACGAGGACTTCAGCGGCGACAACCGCGACGCGCGAAGCTGGGGGTTCTGGGTAAGCTGCTGGCTGACGCTGGTGCAGGAGCGCATGAAGCCGGGCGGCTATGCGCTGTGCTTCACCGACTGGCGACAACTGCCGATGCTGACCGACGCTTTCCAGGCAGGCGGCTTCGTGTGGCGCGGGCTGGTGCCTTGGGACAAGACCGAGAGCAGCAGAGCGCCGCACACGGGCTACTTCCGGCACCAGTGCGAATACTTGGTTTGGGGCAGCAACGGCCCGCTGGCAGCTAGCAAGCACGGCGGCCCGTGGCCTGGGCTGGTGCGCGAGCGTGTGGACCACAGGCAGAAGCTGCACATGACGGGCAAGCCCGTGCACCTGATGGGCGAGCTGGTGAAGTGCGTGACGCCTGGCGGGTTGATCTTGGACCCGTTCATGGGAAGCGCCTCGACCGGGGTTGCCGCGCTGCAACTCGGGTACCGCTTCATCGGCATTGAGAAGACGGCGCATTACTTCGACGTGGCGTGCAAGCGGCTGGAGCGCGCTGTAGGTGGCGACTTGCTGCCGCAGCATGCCGAGCAGCAGACGCTGGTGTGAGAGAGCGCCCTAACAAGAATTCGACCGCAGAAAGCGCGGCGTAACACTTGACGCGCCGCAGAGTATGGCTATAATCGCGCCAACCGCGCGAGGGCATACCCACTAGGCAGGCCACACCATCAGGAGGCCGGGCCGACCCCGAGCGCAAGCGAAGCCACCCGATGCGGTGGCTTTTTGCATTGCGCGCTGCGACTTGGGGCGCTTCCCCATGTAGCCGAGAGGCGACGATGCACCCCCCGGAAACACGCGAAGCCATCCTTGATAGGCTTGCGCAAGGCGAGAGTCTGCGGGCCATCTGCCGTGACGCCGATATGCCGGGTTTCCGCACCGTCATGGAATGGCTAGAGGCTGACGCAGATTTCCGCACCAAGTACGCGCGCGCGCGTGAAGCACAGGCCGATGTGCTGTTTGAGGGCATGGCCGACATCGAGGACAAAGTGATCCTCGGCGACCTGAAGCCCGACGCGGCCCGGGTTGTGCTGGATTCGCAGCGTTGGCGCGCCGAGAAGCTAAAGCCGAAAGCCTACGGGGCCAAGCTGGACCTGAACCACGCGGGCGAGATTGGCATCAGGCGGATTGAGCGTGTCGTCAGACACCCTGCAGATTGAGACGCCAGCGGTATTTCTGCCGCTGATTGTTGACAGCCGATACAAAGGCGCATGGGGTGGGCGAGGTTCTGGCAAGTCGCACTTCTTCGCAGAACTGCTGATCGAGCGCTGCATCATGGGCAAGACCGACGCGGTTTGCGTGCGGGAAGTCCAGAAGTCGCTGCAGCAGTCGGTTAAGAAGCTGCTTGAAAGCAAGATCGAGGGGCTAGGCGTAGGCCGACACTTCGACATCAAACAGGACTACATCGGGACGCCCTACGGTGGCCGCATCATCTTCCAGGGGATGCAGAACCACACGGCCGACACGATCAAGTCACTTGAAGGCTACGACGTTGCCTGGGTGGAAGAGGCCCAATCACTGAGCCAGCGCAGCCTAGACCTGTTGCGCCCGACGATCCGCAAGCCTGGTTCCGAGCTTTGGTTTAGCTGGAACCCGAACCTTGAGACTGACCCTGTAGACCAGCTACTGAGGGGCGAGAAGCCCCCGCCTGGTGCTGTGGTGGTGAAGGCGAACTATCGGGACAACCCGTGGTTGCCTGAAGTCCTGCGGGCCGAGCTGGAATATGACCAGCGCCGCGACCCGGACAAGTTCGCGCATGTGTGGCTGGGTGAGTACCAGCGCAACAGCGAGGCCAGGGTCTTCAAGAACTGGCGCATCGAAGAATTTGACGTTCTGCCCGAGTGGGTGCTTAGACAAGGCGCCGACTGGGGCTTCAGCGTAGACCCGTCTGTTCTGGTGCAGTGCGCAATTGTTGGGCGGACGCTGTATGTCCCCCACGAAGCGCACCGCATCGGCTGCGACATCGACTTCCTGCCCGACCTGTTCCGCACGGTGCCAGATGCCGAGCGGTGGCCGACAACGGCAGACAGCGCCAGGCCCGAGACGATCAGCTACATGCAGCGCCACGGCTTCCCCAAGATGCTGGCCGCGCTGAAGGGCGCCAAGAGCCTGGAAGAGGGCGTTGAGTTCCTGAAGTCGTTTGACATTGTGGTGCACCCGCGCTGTCAGCACCTGATCGATGAACTGACGCTGTACAGCTACGAAACCGACCCGCTTACGGGGCAAATCCTGCCCAAGCTGGCCGACAAGGACAACCACGTTATTGATGCGCTGCGATACGCCTGTGAAGGGGCGCGCAGAGCAGTCAAGACGACACCGAAACTGCTGGCCCCGACAGGTGGCGCGGTTTCATACCTGAGCATGTGATGCACGAAACGCAAGACTTCTGCTATGACAACCTGAAAGGCGCAACTCATGTGCGCTTTGGCGGTGTCGAGCATGTCTTTGATGGCTCGCCCGCTGGCCTGTGCTGGCGCGTGGTCATTGATGGCGTTTGCGTGCAACTGAAGCACTGATCATGGCAAAGAAGGCCCTAAAGCGTGACGCTGTAGTCGAAGAGGCGCGAAAGCGCTATGACTACGCCAGCGAGGTTTGGGGGCCGATCTATGACCGTGCGCGCGACGATATGCGCTTCAGCGACCCGACCGACCCGCAGCAGTGGGACGATGCGGTTAAGCGTGAGCGGCAGTCAGCGCCTGGCGGTGCTCGCCCGTGCTTGGTGTTCGACCAGACACAGCAGTTTGTGCGGCAAGTCATCAACACGGCCCGCCGCAACAAGCCCGCGCTCAACTTCCTGCCGGTTGACGATGACAGCGACCCTAAGCTAGCCGAGGTGCTAAAGGGCCTGGCCCGTCAGACTGAGTACGCCAGCCGCGCAGAAGTGGGCTATATCACGGCGCTGGATCAGGCCACGCGAGGCGGTATCGGCTACTTCCGTCTGGTGATGGAAGAGGAGAAGGGCTCGCCGGTTGATGGTCAGGTCTGCCCCAAGATCAAGCGCGTGGTGGACTTCTCCACCGTGCTGCCTGACCCCGACTTCACGGAGCCTGACGGCTCAGACATGGGCTGGGGCTTCGTCGAAGAGTCGATGCACCGCACGCGCTTTGAGCGTGAGTATCCGAAGGCTAAAGGCTCAGACACTGATGATCGCGGCTGGTTCACGAAGGATCATGTTCGTATCTGCGAGTATTACCGCCTGCGCGAAGTGGACGGCAAGAAAGTATGCGAGCACTTCAAGATCAGCGGCGAAGAGGTGCTAGAGGAAACCACGTTCCCGGCTGAGTTCGTGCCCATCTTCCCGGTGCTTGGGAATGAAGAGTGGGACGAAGGCAAACGCAGGCTAAGCGGCTGTGTCCGCTTGGCCCGTGACGCGCAGATCACCTACAACTTTGAGCGAAACAGCGAGTTTGAGGCCGTTGCTGTCGGCCCAAAGGCCCCGTGGCTTGTGCCTGCTGAAGCTGTCGAGGACTATCAATCGCACTGGGCACAGGCAAACCGGGGGAATCTGGCTTACCTGCCGTACAAGTCCATTGACGAGCAGGGCAACCCGATTGCGCACCGCCCCGAGCGCATCGCGCCCGCTGGCATTGCAACCGGCTGGACGCAACTTAGCGAGCGCAGCAAGAGCGACATTCAGGCCGCGCTGGGCATGTACCAAGCGACCGTCGGCAACAACCCAAACAGCCAATCCGGCCGCGCTGTCATGGCGTTGCAGGACAAGGCCGATGTTGGTAGTTTTCACTACGTCGATAACCTCGCTCTGAGCATCAGCCACTGTGGACGCGTGCTGACGCAGGTTTGGCCCGTGGTCTATGACCAAAAGCAGGTGCTGCGCATCATTGGCGAGGACGATGACCCGCAGTTTGTGCGCGTTGATCCGAGCCAGCGGACCGGCTACATGGAGCGCCGCGACCTTAAGGGTAAGAAGATCGTCACCATCAATCCCGGCGTTGGCCGATACGATGTGCGGGCAACTGTCGGCCCGGCCTTCCAGACGCGCCAAGTTGAGGCCGCTGCTGAGCTGGGCGAGATGGTCAACGGCAACCCGCAGTTGATGGCGATTCTGGGCGACGTGTGGGTGAAGATGCGCAACTTCCCCGAGGCCGAGAAGATCGCCCGGCGCCTGAAGGCCATGCTTCCCCCGCAGGTTCAAGCGGCCGAAGAGGAAGAGCAGCCCGCAGTGCCGCCGCAAGTCATGGC